TGGCCGTCGATGGCAAGCACATCTTTTACAACCCTGACTTCGTCGCCGGGCTCACCCCGTCGCTGACCAAGTCGGCACTGGGCCACGAAGTGCTGCACTGCGTGTTCGACCACATCGGCCGTCGTGGCGGGCGCGACCCGCGCAAGTACAACAAGGCCGGTGACTACGTCATCAACGCCACACTGAAGGACTCGGACTTTGAGATCAGCCCCAACTGGCTGTACAACCCCGCCTACGCCGGCATGTCCAGCGACCACATCTACACACTACTGCCCGATGACCCGAATGACGGCAAAGAGCCTGGTGACGACGGCGAGTCGCTTGACGACGTGATGGACGGCACACCCGGCGAGACTGACATCAACGGCACCGAGTGGAAAATTGCCGCCGTTCAAGCTGCTGAAGCCGCACGCGCCATGGGCAAGCTGCCCGGCAGCCTGGCGCGCTTCATCGACGAGATGGTGGCACCAAAGGTTGACTGGCGTGCCATGCTGCAACGCTTCATTACCGAGACCAGCAAGAACGACTACAGCTGGCTGCGCCCCAACCGCCGCTTCCTGCAGCAGGGCATGTTCCTGCCCACGCTGTACAGCGAGAGCATGGGCGAAGTTGTCACAGTTGTGGATACGTCAGGATCTATTGACCAGGCGACACTGAATGCTTTTGGCGCAGAGATTAAAGCAATCGCACAGAGCACCCGGCCTTCAAAGATTCATGTCATATATTGTGATTCTGAAATTAACCACGTCGATGAGTTCGGACCGAATGACGACCTTAAATTCGAGATGCATGGTGGCGGCGGCACTGACTTTCGCCCGCCATTTGAGTACATAAAAGAGCACAACATTCAGCCCGTGTGCCTCGCGTACTTGACGGATGGATATGGCCCATTCCCCCGAGAGTCAGAGTTCCCAACTATGTGGTGCATGACCACAGACGTGGTTGCTCCATTTGGCGAGACTGTACAAATTGAAATCTAACATCTACGTTAGAATAGTCGCAGCCCCAAGAGGCTGGAATCTCTTGGGGCAACTTCAACATAACTTTGTCTAAGGAACAAACGTCATGAGCGATCTAATTCTAACCCACTCATTGCTTACCTCGTCGTTAGACTACGACCCAAACACCTTGGGTTATTTTCAAACTTGTTGGACGCTATAGCTGCCCGCAAAACAGCCAAACAAATCTATCACCCGACCACACCAGCCCTATGACTAACCCAACCATCAAACCCGCCAGCTGGTCTTTCTCACGCCTCGGTGACTTCGAGAAGTGCCGTAAGTATTACGAGATCAAGCACATCAAGAAGATCCCCGAGCCAGAGCGTCCGCTACCGCCAGGGAAAGCTGAGCATGCTAATGACCGCGGGTCACGTGTTCATGACAACCTCGAGACTTATGTCCGCGGAGAACATGATGCGCTCTGTCCTGAAGCCGACAAGCACTTCGGCGCGCATGCTGACTTCCTGCGGCTGCTCTACGAGCTTGGAGCCGTCGAGCTAGAGGGCGAGTGGGGGTTCGATAAGGACTGGGAGATCACACCGTGGGACACCGCTTGGTTACGCATGAAGCTTGACGTCTTAGTCCATGTTGGTGACGACGAGGCCATTGTGATCGATTACAAGACGGGCCGCAAATTTGGAAATGAAGTGAAACATTCCCAACAGCTTCAGTTATACGCGCTGGCGACTTTCTTACGCCATCCGCATCTGGAAGTGATCTCTGCCGAGCTTTTTTATATTGACATAGGCGAGACCACCCGTCAAACATTCACCCGCGACCAGGCGCTGCGCTTCAAACGCTCGTTCGATAAACAGGGTACTGCGCTTACAGACTGCACTGACTTTCCCCCCAACCCAAATAAATGGTCTTGTCAATATTGCCCGTGGGGCCCAGAACATACAGGCCACTGCCAAGTCGGCGTGCGCAAGGCGTGAGGAAAGCATGAACCATCACTCTCCGAGGGGCGGGGAGAACATTTGCTCAGCAGCATCGGGGTGCGTCCTGCCCCTGCTGAGTGGAGCTAGCGGCCGCCCCAGACTCGAACCTCATCGCTAGTTCCGTACCCTACCCTGCCCCGGCCAGGTAACGCACAAGCCGGGCACCCCTAACACTTCGAGGTAAATATGAAAATAGAGATTGAGATTACCGAGGCTGAAATCAAGTCAGCCATCGAACGCAAGATCCGTGTAGCTGTTGCTGACGAAACAAACAGTTATCGCGCCGACGCAGAAATCAAAGCAATGGTCAAAAAACATTGGGCTGATGTCGCTGAGAAAATCGTTGTCGAGCAGCTGTCAACAATCCCGGTCATGCAAGAAAAGATCAGGAAAGCTGTCGAGGCCAAACTCCGTGGACAACTCACTGTTGCAATGAAGGGCATGAAATGACCATCAAACCCTTCGCCCATCAGACCACCAGCATCAAACACAATGACACCACCCCCATCGTGTTTGACTGTTCTGACCCCGGGACAGGAAAGACTTTTGTTCGAATTGCTGGCTTTTCTAAACGACGCGCATCCGGGGGCGGATGCCTGCTGGTTCTCGCACCGCGATCCCTCCTACGGTCCGTCTGGGTCAATGACTTTAAGAAGTTTGCCCCACACCTCAAGGTGTCAGTCGCCGACGCCGCTAACCGCGCCGAGGCTTTCAACGCAGACGCTGACGTCTACGTGACCAACGTCGACGCAGCCAAGTGGCTCGCCACCCAAAAACCCGCCTTCTTTAAAAAGTTCAGCGAGCTGGTGGTGGACGAGTCGACGTCTCTGAAACACCACACCAGTCAGCGCAGCAAGGCGGCTGCCAAGATTGCCAAATACTTCGACAACATCTGCCTGATGACAGGCACGCCGAACTCGAATTCAATCACCGATGTCTGGCATCAGGCCTACCTCCTGGATGGTGGCAAACGCCTGGGCAACAGTTTTTACAAATTCAGGGACAGCGTCTGCACACCACACCAGGTAGGACGCATGGCCCAGGCCGTCAAGTGGACGGACAAGGACGGCGCTGAGGAGGCTGTCTTTAGCCTGCTCTCTGACATCGTAATCAGACACAAATTCGAAGACTGCGTCGACATTCCACCCAACCACCAGTACCCGCTGCAGTACGATCTGACACCCAAACAGCTCAAAGCCTACCGCGAGCTCGAAGACACGCAGATGCTGAGCCTTGCTGGCAAGCAGCCGGCCATGCTCGCCATCAACGCGGCTGCCGTGGCCACCAAGCTGCTGCAGGTCGCGTCCGGCGCGGTCTACGACGGCATGGGCGGCTACCAGGTCATCGACACCGCCCGCTACGAGATGGTGCTGGACCTGATCGAGCAGAGAAAGCATTCGCTGGTTTTCTTTCTGTGGAAACATCAGCGCGATGCCCTGATCGCCGAGGCCGACAAGCGCGGCATCTCGTTCGCCGTGATCGACGGCAACACCAGCGACCGCGAGCGCGACGAGATCGTGCAGGGCTACCAGGCCGGCGTCTACAAGACGATCTTCGCGCATCCAAAGTCGGCGGCACACGGCCTGACCCTGACCAAGGGCACCGCCACGATCTGGGCCTCACCGACCTATGACCTGGAGATCTTCAAGCAGGGCAGCAAGCGCCAGCACCGCATGGGTCAGACCCAGAAGACCGAGACCATCGTGCTGATTGCCAAGGACACCATCGAACAGAAGGTGTACGACATGATGCTCGACAAGGACGCCCGGATGACAAATCTGCTGGACCTGTTCGGCACAGTGGCAGCGCCTGTTGCGCCGCGTCGCAAGAAGAAAGAACTGGAGGCGGTATGAGCCTAGACGCTGAACGGCTGCACACATTGGTGCGCTACGACCCAGAAACCGGAATCTTTACTCGATTAGTACGCACAAGTAATCGCATAAAAATAGGCGATGTAGCAGGTAGCCTTAGCCGCTACGGATACTTGGAATTTCAACTATACGGAAAGCTCCGTAAAGCTCACCGACTCGCTTGGCTATACATGACAGGCGAGTGGCCTGTCGGAGAAATCGACCATCGGGACACAGACAGAACCAATAATCGGTTCAGTAATTTACGTGACGTTACCTCGCTGGGCAACAAACAAAACCGTAGGGCCCCGAACAAAAATAGTTCGACCGGTCTCCTTGGCGTCAGCCCTAAAAGAGATAAGTGGAAAGCGCAGATACGCGCCAACGGAAAAAATAGACACTTAGGTACGTTCACTACACCCATGGAAGCACATGCTGCGTACCTTAAAGCAAAGCGCGAACTACATGAGGGTTGCACAATATGAGCTGGACGTCTGCGCTAAAGAAACAAGCTCAGTCTTGCTTCGAGCCCCCCTCGTTTAGCAAGCCGAAGGTCGTCCCGAAGGTCGTTGACTGGTCTCGTTTAGTGTCGCTTGATTTTGAAACATACTGGGATCAAGAATACACATTGAGCAAGCTCAGCACGAGCGAATATGTCCGTGACCCGCGGTTCAAAGCCCAGATGTTGGGGTTGAAGATTGGCAACGGAAAAACAAGGATCGTCCCAGCCGCAAAAATCAAGAGCGAGCTGGCGAAGATCAACTGGGCCACACACTCAGCGTGTGCCCATAATATGCAATTCGATGGGTTCATCCTGAGCCACCACTACGGTATCCATCCCGTTTATCTATGGGACACGCTCAGCATGGCCCGGGGACTGTTCTCCAATGACATCGGCGCAGGCCTCGACGAAGTAAGCGTCTACCTCGGCGGCACCGGGAAAATCGAAGGCAGTCTAGATAAAACGAAAGGTGTGTTGAACTGGGACAAAACCCTGTTCAACGAGCTCGCCATTTACTGCGCAGCAGACGTGGACCAGATGTTTCATATCTTTAAGATCATGAATGAACGTCTCCCTGCAGACGAAGCCGACCTCATCGACCTCACCTGCCGCATGTTCTGTAGCCCGGTACTCAAGGTCGACATCCCGCGTGTCGAGAA